GATGAGGGGAACAAAATCCTTTCATCAAATCCGGCATTCATATCATGGACAGCAACACACCAATCCATCGACGAACGATTATCAAGAGCCTCCATGATTTCATCCATGCGGCGCAGGTCATACAGGTAAATGCTTTTATCGCCAATGGTGTAAAAACCAATTTTTTTCGGTGATGGGCAGCGATCAAGAACGTCCTGTAATTCGTTCAACCATGCCTGTTCTTTTTTTGTCAAAGTTGCCATATCAGTTTTCCTTATTAATGCGACAGTGGTTTTTCCAGCGGTTTTGCGCCGCGCTGGGCTTTTTGCAAAAACCACAATCCATCATCCCGTAATATTTCATCAACCCCATCCGTCGGTTGCTGAGTCTCACCCACTGCCAGACGCCAGGAGCGTTTCTACGAACTAACAGAATCTTTGCTTTACGGTTTTTCATCTTACTGCGTACCCTTTCTTCCGCCTGTTCTGTGACGCAGTAGGCTTACGCTTTGCGGCAAAAGCCACCTGACCAAATAATGGATGGATTACCGCTATCTTATGGTTGCTAATAACCAGCTCCACCACACGCACAGGCCGCTGTAAAAAAAGTCGTTTTGCCTTACGGTTTTTCATCGCTTTGCTCTCCTGCGTCTCTTTGCTGCTCGTCGTGCCGCTGCAATACCGGTATGGCGGCGCTTTGGTGCCGGGATGATGTTGTCAGCCATCAGGACATGTGGCTTTGCAATTAGCGCAGAAGCCCAAAAACGAGTCGGGTACGGTAACAAGCCGATACATGCCACACGCATTACTCACCTCCTTTGATGCGAATGCCTGTTGCAATGCTGTTTATGATGCTGTCAGTGCATGGGGTAGAAAGCTGGGCATCTCCAGCAATTTTCATGACCTCAACATCTGCATATCGAATACCGAGGTGTATCAGACCGGCTATGCCTGACTTAAGCCGAGCATTTTCCATAAATAGAACTTTTGCCCGCTGTTTTTCTGCTTCAAGCTCAACGCGCAGCTTCCCTACCGTTAGCGCAATATCCTCGTTCTCCTGATCGCGGCTTTTGATGTATTGCAGGTTTCTTTCCCGTTCATCCAGCAGTGCCAGCACGGTTTCTGGTCCGGTCAGAAATTTGAAGGCGTTGAGCGCATCAATATCCACACCGTAATCTTTAAGTTCCTGTTCACTTAACAAGTCATCATCAGCTGGCAACATTAACAGGCGTTCCATTGCTGGAATTGCACGTTCCGCCACCTCACGCAGTGCCTGGTAATTAATTTCGCTCACTGGTTGCCTCCTTCGCGAAGCTGGGCAGCAAAGTCAACTAACCACTCAGTCATTTCAACCTTCCCTACCAGGTCTGAACCAGGGTACATACAGCAATCACTCTGCGCCGCTTTGAAATCCTTATACTCATATTCTTGGGCCACCAGATTTTTTGCAGCTTCTATAGCAGCATCCACCCCCTGCGCCCGGACTTCAGCCAGGAAAGCATCAGTGGTTGGCGTTTCAGGTATCTGTCTCCTCATCCGTTCTATTGCATGATTGAACCCGAAGTCTTCCGCGAGAGATACGTCATCCATATTGTCATTGTCATCTTCAATATCCCGTGATTCTGGAATTGCAGACTTTATTCCCGCATTCTCCGCTGCCAGCGCCGCGCACTTGGCCTCAAGAGCGGCAACCACTTCCTGATGGTCTTTGTACTTAACGTATGAGCCGGAGATGTCATCACCTTCGGTGTTTAGCCATGCGTCATTGCAATTCACTGCGTAGGTTCTGATGCTCATGTTGATGCTCTCCCGCCCCTGACAGACGCCAGGCCAGTCAATAAAGTATCCGCACAATGTCAACGACGGATGAAAAGTGATCCACTTATATCTCCACCAACGGCCCAATATTGATCCACCGTTTTACTCAGGATTAGCTTCTGCTATAACCCCGGCCTTTCGTTTCTGTCTGAGTCGATAGCTTCTCCTTTGATTTGAACGACATGTGAGTGGTGTAAGATACGGTCCAGCATCGCTGAGGTCAGTGCTGCATCACCGGCGAACGTTTGATCCCACTGCCCGAACGGCAGATTGGATGTCAGGATCATTGCGCTCTTTTCGTAACGTTTAGCGATGACCTGGAAGAACAGCTTTGCTTCTTCCTGACTGAACGGCAGATAGCCTATTTCATCAATGATGAGCAGGCGGGGGGCCATTACTCCACGCTGAAGCGTCGTTTTATAACGGCCCTGACGTTGTGCCGTAGATAACTGAAGTAACAGATCTGCTGCTGTTGTGAAGCGAACTTTGATACCTGCACGGACTGCTTCATAGCCCATCGCTATTGCCAGATGGGTTTTCCCCACACCTGATGGCCCCAGTAACACGATATTTTCATTACGTTCTATGAAGCTGAGTGAGCGTAACGACTGGAGTTGCTTCTGCGGTGCTCCGGTGGCGAATGTGAAGTCATACTCTTCGAACGTTTTCACCGCCGGGAAGGCTGCCATTCGGGTATACATCGCCTGTTTACGTTGATGACGTGCCAGTTTTTCTTCATGAAGCAGATGCTCCAGGAAGTCCATATAACTCCATTCCTGGTCTACTGCCTGTTGTGACAGCGCAGGCGCTGCGCTTATAAGGCTTTCCAGTTGCAACTGCCCGGCGAGCGCCATCAGTCGTTGATGTTGCAGTTCCATCATCACGCCACTCCTCTGCAGAATGAGTCGTAGATGGAGAGTGGATGATGCAGGGGGTGTTTGTCGAAGTTCACCAGATTTTCATCAAGATGCACGTCATACTCTTTTTTCTCCGGAGGCAGTGCCAGCATGGACTGCTGCTCTTCGAGCCATCGATCGCAGGGACGTGCCTGGATTGTTTCATGCTTTCGTTGGTTAGCGACATCGTGCAGCCAGCGCAGACCGTGGCGGTTGGCTGTTTCAACATCGACAGTGATCCCCATCGGGCGCAGGCGAGTCATTAGTGGGATGTAAAAACTGTTACGGGTGTACTGCACCATCCGTTCCACCTTACCTTTAGTCTGTGCCCTGAAGGGGCGACACAGTCGGGGAGAGAAGCCCATCTCCTTGCCGAACTGCCACAGCGAAGGATGGAACCGGTGCTGACCGGTCTGATATGCGTCACGTTGCAGAACCACAGTTTTCATATTGTCATACAACACTTCGCGCGGCACACCACCAAAGAAGCGGAACGCATTACGATGGCAGGTCTCCAGCGTGTCATAACGCATATTGTCAGTGAATTCGATGTACAGCATTCGGCTGTATCCGAGAACAGCAACGAACACGTGAAGCGGTGAGCGGCCATTACGCATAGTGCCCCAGTCAACCTGCATCTGTCGTCCGGGTTCAGTTTCGAACCGAACGGCAGGCTCCTGCTCCTGAGGAACCGAGAGAGAACGAATGAATGCCCTGAGAATGGTCATTCCGCCACGATATCCCTGGTCTCTGATCTCGCGAGCGATTACCGTTGCCGGGATTTTGTAAGGATGAGCATCGGCGATGCGTTGACGAATATAATCCCGGTATTCATCCAGGAGTGAAGCAACAGCAGGTCGCAGCGTATATTTTGGCGGCTCAGATTTTGCCTGCAAATAACGTTTAACGGTATTGCGGGAGATCCCCAGTTCTCTGGCAATCGCCCGGCTACTCATTCCCTGCTTGTGCAGGATTTTAATTTCCATAACTGTCTCAAAAGTGACCATAAACTCTCCTGAATCAGGAGAGCAGATTACCCCCTGGATCTGATTTCAGGCGTTGGGTGTGGATCACTATTGCACCGTTCGTGACACACAATGCCTACCCTCAGACGTGCGCGCAGGATAAATGCCGTTATGACCCGGCAAAATATATGCTACCCATTCATCTTGCGTTGCCTGTTCCGCCGCCTCGCGCAGTGCCTGATAGTCAATCTTGCTCACTGGCAGCCTCCTTTGCCGGGATTTCTAACTTTTGAGTGGTTGTATCAAATTCAAACAACTTAACCACGTCATCAAACAGGACATAATCACCATCAGGATCTTCAGTCATATCTGCGCCACAATCCTGACCGCACGAGTCGCAACCATCCATATCAAGCTCGTATCGCTTCAGGTTTGCGATATTTGATAAATTCAGCGCCAGTACAGCCAGGTCATAAACCTCTTCGGCAGTGACATCGCTGTTCAGTCCCATTTCATGGCGATATATGATTTTTTCTACTCGTTGTTTTGTGATCGTCATTTTTCTCTTCACTCCGATATACAAGGATTACTACACCCCCTCTGCTGATTGCGCGAGCTGGATCCCCTGGTTCCATGCCGTCAATTCCGAAGGCTTCGGAAAACGCATTCATTGCCTTCTGGCGTTCATCCTGCTTACGGCGTTTATTCCATTTTTTCAGGAACAACAGCGACAGCCACCGTCCGCTGCAGAACACGATGTAAAAATAACCAAGGAGCGCCAGGCCGACATTCAGGGCCGTTTCTATGGTTAGTTGTGAGTCAGTTGCCATTTCTTACCTGTTTAAGTAACTGGTTGAACATAACACTTAGGGGATTGCTGTATCCAAACGGCAGATTGTTTACGCAGTACAGAATCATTTTGTTTTTTCTCCAGTTCGTACTATTAACCCATTCCACAATAACCGTGATAATTCATTACTGATAGAAGTTGCGCTTCTTCCAAGTGCGAGGGATATATCTTCTCTACTGCAATCTGGATTTTCCTGGATATACTCGATAACGGTCATGTGGTCCCTTTTACTTAATATCTGTTTCGGATTGCATGCCATGAGTATTCATTTCGTTAATAATTTCATCCAGAAGGATTTCAAGCCCTTCTCGACCCATATCTGAAAGAATGAAACCTTTATCAGGGGAAGTAGTGAGCATTTTCTGATAAAGAAACAGCGCTCTTCCCATTCCTTCAGCTTCGCCGTATTTTTGAATTAAATTCCATTCAATATACTGTTGTAAGGCAAATCGAATGGGGCCGGGATATATCGTCATAAACCCATACATCCCGTTATATACCACGGCGTGTTCAGTTGTTCCGTGTTCATTCAGGATATCAATTGTGCCGTTCTTGTCTTCTTCTTCGTTGATGAATGTCGTCACATACAACCATCGCCACTGAGCAACCTTCATCTCAACCGGAAGTTTACCCAGTAATCCTGCTTCGTCGGCTTGCGCCAGACACTGAAGGATACGTAAACCTCGCACATTAGGAGTATCGAATTCTCCGGCATCCAGACGACGTATGGCGTCGTGATAATCAATCGTCATACTGCCAGTTCGTATACCATGGGCTGTTGCTTCAGCTTGGAATTCATCGTATTGCATGATATTTATTCCTCATCTTCATCTTCATCTGCTGGTGCAATAACGTCATATCCTGCCTTTTCTGCAATAAACAGGAATGTTGAAAGAGTTCCTACAAGTTCATCGTCATGAACATGGCGAATGAATATTACTTTCCCGTTTTTGATGGTCAGCAATATTCTGGTTTGTTCGTGTTCTGCTGTTTTCTGATGCATTATTATCTCCCGTATGCTTTACGCAGAAATAAGCAGGCAATATGCATGTAATTTTCACCGTATTGTGCAATAAGGCAGGCGGTCTTGTGTGATGCCATATTCTTTATAAAAGTCACAATAAAGCCTCCTGTGGATTAAGGTTGTAACAATCCCCGGCGATAAAACCGCAATAAACGTTCAGGGCATATTTGTTGTTATTGCGCTAATTCTTTTTCGGCAGCAGCTTTTGTATACTCACATGCAAAACTCAGAATTTCGCTGCCGAGTGTTTTCGTTTCGTGATTACTGGACATATGTAATACCTGTGTTGCATGCAATAAATGATAAACATTTACCGCAAATGAATCAGGCTCCAGACAAATGCCTTCGTAATTATCTTGCTGTGAGGTTGTTTCTGTCATTGCTCCTGAAGTGCATGCGAGCCTGTTTTTGACAATTCTCTTTTCTCTAATCACTATATCGGCAACATCCATTGCCTTTACAACCTCCGGGAGAAGTTCCGGGTTTGTATAATCAAAGTCATCAACATGGAGAACAGTTATGTTTTCGAACTTTTTCATGGCTTCCTCAGCTGACTTATATGTTCTGCTATATAGCGAGTCTCAGAAGTGTTTTCATATTGAGACTGTTTCCGCAATGATTGATAAAAATGTTCGCATGTACCTTGAAGGGCGAAGCGGCGATTATGTCACCATTGGTATTGGTTCTTCCGCAGAAGAGCTTCGCGAGATAAGGGGCAAACTTGTTGAGATGCGTCATGGTGTTGCTGCTCCTCACTTTTTGGTTGCTCCGGAGGAGTAACCTCACCAGTTAACAGGCACATCGGATCGCAGCCAAGAATATTTGCCAGTGGGATAAGCATACTGATAGTTGGTTCATACTCTCCGCTCTCCCACTGGATGATAATTTCTTCATCGAGATCGAGCAGCCTGGCGAGTTCGGCGGTTGTTAAGCCGCAGGCTTCGCGTTGGGTGCGAAGACGGTTGTTGATTGCAGAATTTTTGTTCTGTAAAAGCATTGCTGACGATAGCTTTCTGGATATGCTATTTGTCATATCCCATGCCAGTCCTGCGCATGACTCTATATCGCTAGAGAGCGTAGCATCAGGTGTTGCTTTTGCTATTAGTGTAATGAGGCTGCCGAGGTTTTTCAGTTCTTCGAGACAGTCAAGAGTTGTAGCTTTATTGATCATGGGATGATACCTCAGTTACGAACTTTGTTTTATGGTAACTAAGGTATCAAGGTGTGGCAAGTGATTTTTGATACTTTGGTTTCTTTTTGTGTTTTGTGTCTGGTCAGAAAATATCCCACCTGGCATCAACCACAACACCTACTATTTCGCAATCATTGTCCATTTCTATGATTGGATATTGTGGATTAAGGGGCTTTAGAAACGCCTTTCCCATGTCAGAAATATATTTTTTGAATGTTGCTTCATTGGTAGATTTTTTTCTGGCGATGACGTAACACCCTGAAAAAACTTCTTTATCTGGGTTGACAAGGATCGACATTCCTTCAGGAAATGTTATTCCTACGGGCGAAGTCATTGAGTCTCCGTGCACTTCCAGCCAGAACCCCCTCTCACCAGCGTATTTTACAGAATGCCTCCAATTATCCTGATCATACATGTTGTAGTCATCACCAGAAGTTGCGAATAATCCTGCCTGAACCCAGTTAATTACAGGGTAAGAGTGTGCTGTGTCTCTCTGTGGGCAGCTCTTAACATTATTTTCCCAATGCTTATCTTTTTCATCTCCGTTCTGAAGCCACTGCGGTGAACACCGCAGTGCAGCTGCAACTTTAAAAAGGGTGTCACCGTTGAAACTTTTTGTAAGGCCTTGCTCGGCTTTACTGATTGCAACTCTGGTGATCCCAGCTTTTTTAGCCAACGCATCTTGTGTTAACCCAGCTTTTTGCCGTGCGTTGATGAGACGTTCACCTAAAGACTTCATTTTTCTTCTCCTCTCATGGCTGTTGATACTAAAGTAACAGAATTTCTTGATACTTTGGATTCCTGTGGTTAACATCGTTGAATAACAAAGTATCTGGTGTGAGACTAAAGAATGACCCTTTATGAAATATTAAAAATTCAATTTAAAACCAATGCCGCTATTGGTCGCAGGTTCCCAAAGAAAGGAAGGCCTCGTGGCAGTCAAGGTGTTGGAAAGTGGAAAACGCGAGGTGTTCCGGAGGATGTTGCCATTCTTTGTCATCTGGATCCGAGCATTCCATATACACACCCAAGTCTAGCGAATACAGAAGATGACAAGCCCACAGGAGACCAACAATGAACACCGCAATTTTTAACGGCAAAGCATCCATGACCAGCGTTGAGATCGCAGAGCTGGTGGGAAGCCGACCAGATAGTGTTAAGAGAACTATTGAAACACTGGCTAAAAAGGGAATCATCCAATTTCCACAGACTGTGGAAATTGAGAATAAACAATCACTTGGGCCTCGCCGATTTTCTAGCGCGTATGTATTCGAAGGTGAACGAGGTAAGCGCGACAGCATCATTGTCGTCGCACAGCTCTGTCCTGAATTCACTGCTCGCCTGGTAGATCGCTGGCGCGAACTGGAAGAACAGATCCGTAAGCCAATGAGCGAAATCGAAATGGTTGCCGCGATGGCTCTTGAAGCCGTTCGCCAACAGAAACGGATCACTCAGGTGGAAGAAAAAGTCAGCCACGTTGCTGAAACAGTCGAGCAAATTAAAAAGGGCACTATTCGTGAGGGCTATGCCGGATATCGCCAACTGAAAGCAAAAACCGGTTTGTCAGATGATAAATGCCGCAATCTGGTGAACGCCTATCAAATTCCTACAGACACCCATGAGTTCATGACGCCGGACGGATTGTTGTCACGTCGCGCAATTGTTGCTGTGGAACCGTTTATGGCTGCTTTTTATCGGGTTATGGAGGAAGCAGAACCGCGAGGGACTCGCTGGTATCACCCGAAAATGGGGTTATTTCAGGTTATTGGTTGGCAGCGGTGAAAAAAAGCCGGGAGTAACCCGGCTCACTCAACATCAATAACGGGGAGCTGTTTCGCATAAAACGGCTCCGAAACATCCAAGAACAGTTCTAAAGATATCAGCAGCTATATGATCATTTCAAGACCAAATATTGATTCTGCAATTCCGGGACGTTACACTGCTCAGGCACCTTATAAAGCGGGTGCCGGGCGTGGAAACCCGAAATTCAATATAGAGCACAACCGCGCTCATGCGGTTTTTTCGTGTCATGAGCATCGTTACGCCCAAATTATGGTGGGGCGTGCAGGGCCAACTTCGGTTGGGCCGGGTTCTATGTTGACCGGTATTTCCACCCCTGTACGTCTCACCACCTATATGGTCGTGGAAAGCCTTGGTGGTGAGTTCATTGAATTCAACATAGGGGCTGTCACCATGACTACTCTCCCAACCCAATCTCACCCTGAAATCACGATTATCAATGGTCGCGTTGTCACCACATCTCTTGCAGTAGCTAATTACTTTACTAAACGGCATGAGCGGGTTTTAGATAGAATTAGAAACCTCGAATGTTCCGCTGAATTTACTGAACACAATTTTGTGTTAAGTGAATACACCGACGCATCAGGCCGCAAACTACCTTGCTATCAAATCACCCGCGATGGCTTCGCGTTCCTTGCCATGGGCTTCACTGGTAAACGTGCTGCCCGGTTCAAAGAGGCATACATCAACGCCTTTAACCTGATGGAGAAGAGTTTATCAGGTGCCGATACGTCTGATATGTCAGCTGTCGCACGAAACGCCAGAGGCGTATACCTGCATTTGCGTGAAATCCATCAAATCTGGACAAGCCAGCTTTATCCAATGCTTAAGGCCGTTGAATCTCCGCTGGCTAGCAAACTGTACGACCGTGTTGGTGATGCTGTTTTTGGCGCTGCACTTGTTGATTCCAGGCTGAATGGTTCTGACAAGGAGGTTCGCCCATGATTAGTTACGAAATCATCATCTCCACTACGGAATACAGAAACGATGTATCAGTTCGCACGGATGTATCTGTCTGGCACCGTCGCTATAAATCCAGAAAAACAGCGGAACTGAAAGCGGCAGAGATGTGTGAAACCATCTCAATGAAAGGTAGCCCGGTTAAATACGTAACTACGGTGGAGGTGCGTCCATGATCCGCCACATCGTTAATTCCCTGTATCACCGATACAACCGTTGCCCCCGTGTGGGGCAGTGGTTCGCCACCAGCAACGGTCACGTTCTGCGGGTTTGCCTAGTCAACGCTGAAAGCCAGAAAGTCGTGTGCGAACTACAGGGGCGTAGCTACACCATCAGTTACCCTCTGGCGGTATTTCTGTCTGGAAAAATGTTTAAGCGTCTGGGAGGTGTGGCGTGAACTGTTTTCAGTTTGTGTGCGGATGTGCTTTCGATAACCCGATTCAGCGCCTGATTATGTTGCGTGTTTTGATGTCGGGTTCTTCAGACGGTGAAGGCGAGAGAGTTATTGATCATCAGGTGCTTGCTGATTTCTGCTGTTGTTCTAAGCAAGCGATATTCAGGGAAACCCTGGCACTGGAAAGAGCTGGTTATCTTCATATCCGAAAAATTGCAACGCTTACTATTGATGCAAAAGCCAGACTACAACCTGCGCGTGGCTACACAATTCTCATGCCGCGGAAGGAGGTTGTATGAGCCGTTACGCCCCCACACCGGAAGTTATGGCTATTGGTCAAATTAATATTTCCGGCAATGTTACACCTGCGAACTGGTGGAAATATATTCGACTACCCAGTGGGCGTCCGGATGCGACGGCTATCGCTCTGCTTTCAGAGATCGTTTACTGGTACCGCCCGACAGAGGTCAGGGATGAGCACACCGGAGCGTTGCTGGGATATCGCAAGCGTTTTCAGGGCGACAAACTGCAAAGAAGCTACCAGGCGTTTGCTGAGCAGTTTGGTTTCGGGAAAAGGGAAACCGCAGATGCGCTGAAGCGTCTGCGCGATGCAGGGTTTATTACTCTGGATTTACGCACGGTGGAAATGCTCGATGGGGTGAAATGCAGCAATATTTTGTTTGTCGGGATCAACCCACAGGCAATTGCGGCCATCACCACACCTTCTTCTGTTTCGCCAGAAAGTAACAGCAATAATGCAATCAGCGATACAGCTATTACGTTAAAACGGAACACCCCCCGACGTCATAACGGAACAGGGGATACGCCGAATGTTGATACAAATACAGAGATTACTACAGAGATTACAACGGAGACTAAAAACACTATTGATGCATCCGCTGACGCGTCTGCGCCAGCGCGTTCTGCCCGACAGGAATATTCACCGGAATTTGAACAGGCCTGGCAGGAATATCCCAAACGTGCTGGTGGCAATTCCAAGTCAGCAGCCTTCAAAGCCTGGAAAGCCCGTATCAGGGAGGGAATAAAACCGGAGACCATGCTTGATGGCGTGAAGCGGTATGCCGCCTGGGTACGTGCTACAGGAAATATCGGCACACAGTTCGTGAAGCAGGCTGCGACGTTCTTTGGACCCGATCGTCACTTCGAAGATTACTGGCAACAGCCAGCCGCTCACGGAGGTGGGCGACAGCGACAGGTCGATGTCCTGGCTGGCCTGGGAGCCATGTCTGACAAATTCGGTAAATCCAGTAACAAATTGACATTCTGAGGTGACAGCGATGATGACGATTGACCAACGTGAGAAACAAACAAGACTACAGGCGCGAATGGATGAGTTACGGGCAGAAATGGATGAGTTACGGGCAGAGATTGCATTTGCTCAGAAGGGCGAAAAGCCATGGCCTTATCGTTCCTGCCTGATGCGTGAAGGTCGCGGATATTGCGAAAAACACGGTAAATATCGTACGCATATACTGGTGTGGATCGATCGTAATGGCGAGGACAGAGAAAAAATTTCATGCTGCCCTGACTGCTTGATCGCTGAGGCCAGTGATTTGACCATGGAACTGTCGTCCCTCAAGGCGGAAGAACTGACTGATAACGCCGGAATTGCTCTGCGTTTTCGGGACTGCGAGTTTGATAATTATCTGGAGGTTAATCCTGACGCAGCCAGAAATCTTGCGGCCTGTCGCCGCTATGCGGAGAACTGGCCAGATATGCTGGAGAACGGTACCAGTCTTGTTATGACCGGCAGTTGCGGTACCGGGAAAAATCATCTGGCGGTATCAATGGCAAAACACATCATCCGTAACTATCTGGCCAGTGTGGAGATCACCGACGTGATGCGCCTTACCCGGGCTGTGAAAAACTGCTGGCGGAATGACAGTGAAAAAACAGCGGATGACGTCATTGAGCATTATGCGTCACTGGATTTGCTGATTGTCGACGAAGTCGGCGTTCAGTTTGGCAGTGCGGCTGAAATGGCCATTTTGCAGGAAATTATCAATGCCCGGTATGAGGGTATTTTGCCAACTATCCTGATCAGCAACCTTTCACCGGAAGAATTGTGGGCGTTCATCAGTCCCCGGATTGCCGACAGGATCACCGATGGCGGGCGCAACTGGTTGTCGTTTAACTGGCCCAGCTACCGTTCTCGTATCGGAGGTGTTGCCGCATGACCAGCCAGAACACCCCGGCATGGCGTAACGATGACCTGGAAGGCGCTGTCATCGGTGCGTTTTTTCTGCGTGGGGCCGATCCGGAAGTGATGGATATTCTGGCCACACTTCCGGCGGATGTATTTTTTGTGCGTCAGTACCGGGATATTTACGCGGGGATTTGCAGACAGGCTCGCATATTCGGCGTCATTGACCCCGTACTGCTGTGCAATGAGATGCCGGAACTTGCCCCGGTGATTACCGACACCGGACGCAAAACCTGGGTGAAGTCTTCACTGGAGCACTATGTCGCAGCGTTGCGGCGCAATGCCGCACTGCGCGATGCAGAAAAAACACTGACTGAAGCATTACAGAATTTACGTGATGCGTATACCTGTGAAGCAGCCGAGGATGCCCTGAAGGATGCGCAGAACATGATGGCCTCACTGTCGACCGGAAAGGGCGTCATTCAGCCGGTTCACATTGATGATGTCCTTCCGGAAGTGGTCGACCGTGTTGAATGCCGCAATCAGGGACTGGAGAAATCCAGGGCGCTGATGACCGGTATTGATGAACTGGACGCAAAAACGGGCGGTATGGAGCCCGGAGACCTGGTATTCATTGCCGCCCGTCCTTCGATGGGGAAAACCGAACTTGCGCTGGACATCATCGACAAGGTGACTGAGCAGGGGCATGGCGTGCTTCTGTTCACCATGGAGATGGCGAACATCCAGATTGGTGAACGTATGGTGTCTGCTGCCGGTGGAATGCCGGTATCCCGTCTTAAGTCTGTTGCCCGTTTTGAAGATGAAGACTGGGCGCGTTTCTCGCAGGGCGTGGGACGAATGACGGGGCGTAATATCTGGATGGTGGACCAGGCAAACCTGACCATTGATGAGATATGTGCAACCACGAAGCACCACCGGATGAAACACCCGGAAACGGCGCTGGTTGTGGTCGATTACCTCGGCCTGATTAAAACCCGCAGCACGGGGCGTCACGACCTTGCTGTGGGGGAAATCTCAAAGGGACTTAAAAGCCTGGCAAAATCCGGCGGTTTTCCGCTGATTGCTCTGAGCCAGCTCTCCCGCGGCGTGGAATCCAGACCCAATAAACGCCCAATGAACTCGGACCTGAAAAACTCCGGGGAAATCGAGGCGGATGCCGACATCATTCTGATGCTTTACAGGGATGAGGTATACAACCCGGAAACTCAGGCCAGAGGCATAGCAGAAATCAACATCACGAAACAGCGTAATGGCACGCTCGGGACCATTTACCGGCGTTTTCATAACGGACATTTTCTGCCTGTGGACCAGGAGAGTGCCCGGGTTCTTTCCACACCCATGACGCCGGGCAATCCGCGCAGATACAGCAATAACCGCATGTCGGGCAGTAAAACGGAGCGTTTATTTTGAACAACAGAGCAATCACTGTTTCACCGGAACAACTTCGTCGGCAGGCGCAGGAGATGCTTCGTTGTGCTGAACAGATGGAAAAAACGAGCGTGGCAAAGGATACGCTCCGCAAGCAGCTTACTCCGGCGCTGCGTGATCTGCTGCTGGCAAAACACCGCACACAAAAGGCGGTGGATGAGCTGGTGGATTGCGTGGCGGAACTGGAAGGCCAGGTAAGCCAGTTTGAAATACTGGTGAAGGAGTTTACTGCGTGATGGCTGAATTTTTTCTTCTGCGTTCATGCAATACCGTTCGCTGAGGTGACCGTGAGAGCACTACTGACCCCTGAAATTGCCCCGCGTATGGGGATCGTATTGTTCAGGCCCGGTTCAGAGCTGATGCCCCTGTTTATGCAGGGGCGTGTCCTGCTGGAGCCTGAGCCGGAACGTTATTCATCTTTTGCCAGTGGTGCCGTTCCGGCGGCATCACAACCGCTGGCGGATGATCCTGCCGTTCGGGCCGTGTTCCGCAATGAGGCAGTGATCCGTCGTGCTGGTGGCGTGGAATGTCTTGAAAGCTGGTTACTTCGTGAAAAGGGCTGTCAGTGGCCTCATTCCAACTGGCACAGCGAGAACATGACCACAATGCGACACGCTCCGGGCGCAATCCGTCTGTGCTGGCACTGCGATAACCAGCTGCGCGATCAGTTCACGGAACGGCTGGAATCAATGGCAACGGATAACTGTGCCCGCTGGGTGTTGTCTGTTGTGCGTCGGGAGCTCGGTTTTGACGACAGTCACGTTGTGACAATGCCGGAACTGTGCTGGTGGCTGATTCGTAATGATCTGGCGGATGCCTTATCGGAAAGTGCAGCCCGTAAGGCACTGAGATTACCGAAGCCTGTTGTGCCGTCTGTTACCCGGGAAAGTGACCTTGTGCCTTCGGTTACTGCCACCAGCATCATCCAGGATAAGGCGAAAAAGGTGCTGGCGCTGAAAGTGGATCCGGAGTCGCCGGAGTCTTTTATGTTACGCCCAAAACGTCGCCGCTGGGTTAATGAAAAGTACACGCGCTGGGTTAAGACGCAGCCGTGCGCATGTTGCGGAAAGCCTGCTGATGATGCCCACCACCTGATAGGCCACGGTCAGGGTGGAATGGGAACAAAATCCCACGATATTTTCACACTACCGCTGTGTCGGGAACATCACAACGAGCTTCATGCGGATCCGCTGGCATTCGAAGAAAAGCATGGTTCCCAGGTTGATTTAATTTTTCATTTTCTTGATCACGCCTTTGCAACCGGCGTGCTTGGGTAAAAGAGGTTACTGATGCGTATAGAGTTTGTTTTGCCTTACCCGCCAACGGTGAACACCTACTGGCGACGTCGTGACAACACATATTTTGTATCAAAATCCGGTGAGCGTTATCGCCGGGATGTGGCGCTAATTGTTCGCGAGCAGCGGCTGAAATTAAACCTGTCCGGACGGCTGGCGATAAAGATTATTGCAGAGCCACCGGATAAGCGTCGTCGTGACCTGGACAATATCCTGAAAGCACCACTGGATGCGCTGACGCATGCCGGACTTCTCATAGACGACGAGCAGTTTGATGAAATTAATATTGTGCGCGGTCAGCTCGTTCCTGGGGGGCGGCTGGGCGTGAAGATTTACAAAATTGAGAGTGAGTGATCGTAAATATGATATACCCGGAAATTACAGGCAAAAGCGGCGAGCATTTACGTCTAAAAACGCTGGAAGCCGTCTGGATCCAGGGGAAATTACGGATGTGGGGGCGTTGGTCGTACATAGGTGGTGGCAAACCAGGAAATATGTTCAATCAGTTGCTGACATCCAAAAAACTGACAAAAACCGCGATCAATGAAGCCCTGCGTAGAATCAGGGAGTCAGGGATTGATAAACCAGAGCTGGAAGCATTCTTGCGAGAGATGATCGCTGGCAGACAGAAGAGCTGGTTGTCTCACTGTACTGATGCAGAGGCGTTACGCATTGATGGGGTGATAAGTAAAGCGCTTGCACGTTATCCTGGATTGATTGATATCCTGCGGCAAAGATACGAAGGGCGGGGGATGAGTAAACGCAAAATGGCTGAATTGTTGAATGAGGTGCACCCGGAATGGTGTTTTAGTACATGCGAAAAGCGAATTGCTAATTGGTTGGCTGTTGCTGAATATGCGCTATACATCCCTATGCGAGAATCGTTTGCTCAAAAAATGTCTTGATTTTTTACGCATAAACTGTTTCAATCCAGCTACGCTTCGCAAAGCTATACCGCGAGGCGAATAGCAGACATGGACACCTGAAAGAACCCGTTTTATGCGGGTTTTTTTGTGCCCGAAAAGCGGTACAGGACGTTAAATGCGCTGGTGGTTGCGAATGCCGGTCTTTCAGCTTGCTGGCTTTTTCGACAAGAGGTATTGGTATGTCACGTTAACCGGAAAAGGGAAAAAGGCATGCTAAAACAGCAGGATATGACCGAAACCGCCAGAGTGGTGTTTAATGAATTAAGCGTCACCGAACCGGCGACCGTCGGGGAAATTGCGCAGAATACTTACCTTTCACGCGAACGCTGCCAGTTAATACTGACTCAGCTTGTTATGGCGGGTCTGGCAGATTATCAGTTCGGTTGTTACAGACGCCTTCCTCAGTGAAGGTTTTTAATTTGTGGTAATGGGCGGCTGGTGGGTGTTAGCGGCACCTGCCAGCCATCTGCTCATGCGTTGGGGTCACAAGCAAACCTCAGGCCCATCTGCTTTGCGCAAAAGCGGTATGAGCCTATCAGAGAAGTGCTTATTGATCTATGATTAATACTGTAAAAATATCCAGTTGTGAGTTAATCAACGCTGATTGCCTGGAATTTATCCAGACCTTACCGGAAAACTCTGTCGATCTGATAGTCACAGACCCGCCATACTTTAAAGTGAAGCCCGAGGGCTGGGATAACCAGTGGGAGGGCGACGATGATTACCTGAAATGGCTGGACCAGTGTCTGGCGCAGTTCTGGCGGGTACTGAAGCCTGCCGGAAGTCTTTACCTGTTCTGTGGTCATCGCCTGGCATCTGACACCGAAATCATGATGCGTGAGCGCTTTAATGTGCTGAACCACATTATCTGGGCGAAGCCGTCCGGACGCTGGAACGGGTGCAATAAGGAAAGTCTGCGGGCGTATTTTCCGGCAACAGAGCGCATTCTGTTTGCAGAACATTATCAGGGACCGTATCGCCCGAAAGATGATGGCTATGTGGCACAGGGGCGCGAGCTAAAACAGCACGTCATGGCCCCGCTGATTTCTTACTTTCGTGATGCGCGTAAATCACTGGGAATAACGTCAAAACAGATAGCGGAAGCCACCGGAAAGAAAAACATGGCTTCGCACTGGTTTGGTACCAGTCAGTGGCAGTTACCGAACGAGGGTGATTACAACAAATTGCAGGCGTTGTTTGCCCGGGTGGCAGAAGAGAAACATCAGCGCGGGGAACTGGAAAAGCCACACCACCAGCTGGTCAGCACATACAGTGAGCTGAACCGGCAGTATATGGAACTGCTGAGTGAATATAAAAATTTGCGGCGGTATTTCGGTGTGACGGTGCAGGTGCCGTACACCGATGTGTGGACGTATAAACCGGTGCAGTACTATCCAGGGAAACATCCGTGCGAAAAACCGGCAGAAATGCTGCAGCAGATAATCAGCGCAAGTAGTCGTCCTGGTGATCTGGTTGCGGATTTTTTCATGGGGTCGGGTTCAACGGTAAAAGCGGCGATGGCACTGGGGCGTCGTGCGATTGGTGTTGAGCTGGAGACCGGACGTTTTGAGCAGACAGTCAGGGAAGTTCAGGATTTAATCGTTTGAAACGGATGAGATTGCAGTATTAATTCCGTAACGTTATTATTCTGCGCGCGGCCCTTTAGCTCAGTGGTGAGAGCGAGCGACTCATAATCGCCAGGTCGCTGGTTCAAATCCAGCAAGGGCCACCATCACATACCGCCATTATCTCATCAGGAAAGAGCGCCAGCCTTCGAAGCTGGTTGCGCGGAGTTCGGGTCCCCGAAGGCGGTCCATTATCTGTATCCTGCGTTGTTAGCTCAGCCGGACAGAGCAATTGCCTTCTAAGCAATCGGTCACTGGTTCGAATCCAGTACAACGCGCCACACTTATTTTCCCTGGCTCGCTTTTGCGGGCCTTTTTTTAATAGTCTCACAATTCAGACGGTTGACAGTTGTCTGTTTTGCGGGGAGTTTGTTAAAAGAAACTGGCATGGTGAATCCCCCTGTGCGGAGGGGCAATCAGCGAGTAGGTATATGGGATAATCGTGGATTCAGGTGCTGGTACTGAATTCACCGGGAGGCACCCGGCACCATGCAATGGCACATAGCGCCACTCTCCAGCCCCTCTCCGGAGGGGCTTTCTTATGGACAAAAAAAGCCCGCGCAGGGAGACGCGGGCGGCAAGGAATAAACAACAAAACGTGAAGTAATATTTCAGCTGGCGAATAATATCCGACAGTAATCACTCTGCGCAATAGCGCGGCCTTTTTCGTATTGCGGGCTGTTGTCTCTCTTCTGCCATTGTCCTGTAACTTCCGGACTTCAGCCCGCTCCTCATTTTACTCACAATATTATCCCGGCCGGGAGGATTCATGGCATTTAAACACTATGATGTTGTCAGGGCGGCGTCGCCGTCAGACCTTGCGGAAAAGCTGACACACAAACTGAAAGAGGGCTGGCAGCCATACGGCGGACCGGTTGCCATTACGCCGTACACACTGATGCAGGCGGTGGCTATTGAAGGAGAGCCACAGGTCGGCCCTTCATCTGAGCCGGATTGGTACTACGTCATCGTACTGGCCGGGCAGTCCAATGCCATGGCTTACGGTGAAGGGCTTCCGCTGCCGGATTCATACGATGCTCCGGATCCGCGCATTAAACAGCTGGCGCGCCGCAGTACAGTGACGCCGGGCGGGGCTGCCTGCAGATATAACGATATTATTCCGGCTGACCACTGTCTGCATGATGTGCAGGATATGAGTACGCTGAATCATCCGAGGGCTGACCTGAGCAAAGGGCAGTACGGCTGTGTCGGTCAGGGTTTACATATTGCCAAAAAACTGCTCCCGTATATCCCGAATAACGCGGGGATCCTGCTGGTACCATGCTGTCGTGGTGGTTCGGCATTTACCCAGGGCGCGGAGGGGACATTCAGCGAGTCCACGGGGGCCAGTCAGGATTCGGCACGCTGGGGGGTGGGCAAGCCGTTATATCAGGATCTGATTTCCCGCACAAAAGCGGCATTGCAGAAAAATCCCAAAAACGTTCTGCTGGCCGTCTGCTGGATGCAGGGTGAGTTTGACATGAGCGCCGCCACCCACGCACAGCAACCTGCGCTGTTTACAGCCATGCTGACACAGTTTCGTGCTGACCTCTCCGTGTTTAACGCGCAGTGCCATGGTGGCAGTGCTGCAGATGTGCCGTGGGTTTGTGGTGACACGACGTATTACTGGAAAAATACATACGCTACCCAGTACGACACCGTGTACGGCGGGTATAAAAACAGGGAGAGTGAGGGCGTTTATTTTGTGCCCTTCATGACAGACGGTAACGGCGTCAATACCGCCACTAACGCGTCGGCAGAAGATCCGGATATTCCGGCATCAGGATATTACGGTGCGGCATCGAGAACGAATGGAAACCAGGTATCATCAAACCGCCCGACACATTTCAGTTCATGGGCGCGCAGGAGCATTATTCCGGATCGTCTGGCAACCGCTATTCTGAACGCAGCCGGGCGCACCTCAGCCTTCATCAGTGGTAAGGCACCGGAAATCAAACCCTCGCCCGGCGGCAACACGCCATCGGGTCCGTCTGCAGATACGTCCGTTCGCACAATCTCCCTGCTGCCGGCAGCCGGAGAGGCTGCTGCGCAGGGCTGGAGCATTAAAGATGGCGGAATTCAGTTGTCAGATGGTGTATTTAAGATCACCAAGCAGAGCATAAAACCTGGTCCCTGACGCATCCGGTGGATGACGCAATTACCCTGCTGACACAGGGCGGCAGACTGACCTGTAAGTTCCGCCTCTCAGGCGCACTGACCAACAATCAGTTCGGGCTGGGGATTTATCTGTATACCGATGTAGCGTTACCTGACGTCGTGGCGATGACCGGGACTGGTAACCCGTTCCTGATGTCGTTCTTCACCCAGACCACAGACGGCAAACTGAATCTGATGCATCACAAGAAAGCCGGAAACACAAAGTTGGGCGAGTTCGGGAATTACAGTAACGACTGGCAGACGCTGGAGCTGGTGTTCACCGCCGGCAGTGCCACGGTTACTCCGAAACTGAATGGAGTGGCTGGCCCGGCATTCCAGGTCATAAAAGACAGTCTGACACTGGGGCTGAATGCGCTGACGCTGACGGATATTACCAAAAATGCAGCGTATGGCGTTGAGATAGAAAGTCTGGTGCTGGAGATAAATGCACCGGCATCATCATAAAAAGTGAGCCAGCCAAATGGAAGGTATCGTTAAACTCACCGGTAGTGTCAGTGGGTCGTCTGAGATGCCTGCATGAGTTATCAGAGCCATCAGTACTTAACTGGTGGCTTTTTTATTGTTGTCAGCTTCCGGATAACGGGAGACGGGGTATGTACCAGATGGAAAAAATCACAACAGGTGTGTCATACACCACGTCAGCGGTGGGAACGGGCTACTGGTTCCTGCAGTTGCTGGACAGGGTTTCCCCGTCTCAGTGGGCGGCAATAGGCGTGCTGGGGAGTCTGCTGTTTGGGCTGCTGACATATCTGACTAACCTGTATTTCAAAATCAGAGAGGACCGTCGTAAGGCGGCGCGGGGAGAGTAAAGCGATGAAGAAAAAATACGAACTGGTTGTTAAAGGGATAAATAATTACCCGAATAAGATTACTGTTACTGTGGCACTGGAAATTGGTGGGTATCCGTCACTGTTGTTGCCAGATGTGGCGATTAGTCTTGACCGTACTGAAGATGCCACGCTGGAGTTTTACGAAGCTGAGGCGAAAAAGCAGGCGAAGCAGTTTTTCATGGATGTTGCTGCCGGGTTATGTGAAGGGGATGGTCCGTTGCCGGAAAAGCGCCCCGTAATTTTAGAGGCGCAGGATGTGTTGATAACCTACAGAGGAAAACTACCGGGAATAATTACTGGTTCTCTGAAGACTCCACCGCTGGCCTGAAGACTTAACATATCCAGGGATTTGAAATCGATAAACCCTGATAAATATCCATGAACACCAAAATCAAATACGGCCTGTCGGCTGCCGTTCTGGCGCTGATTGCCGCTGGTGCGTCTGCGCCTGACATTCTCGATCAGTTTCTGGATGAAAAGGAAGGCAATCACACCACGGCATACCGTGATGGTGCAGGTATCTGGACCATCTGCCGTGGTGCCATCATGGTGGATGGCAAACCTGTCGTTCCGGGCATGAAGTTGTCGAAGGAAAAATGCGACCAGGTTAACGCCATTGAGCGTGATAAAGCGCTGGCGTGGGTGGAGAAAAACATCAAAGTGCCATTGAGCGAACCCCAGAAAGCGGGGATCGCGTCATTCTGTCCGTACAACATTGGTCCCGGTAAGTGTTTCCCGTCGACGTTTTATAAACGAATTAATGCAGGTGATCGCAGGGGAGCGTGTGAGGCGATTCGCTGGTGGATTAAGGACGGTGGCAGAGACTGCCGTATTCGTTCAAACAACTGCTACGGTCAGGTATCCCGTCG